TTCCGGATCCATGGGCTTGCGTCCTCGCTTCTTGGGTGGCGCCTTGCGCTCTTTCTCATCATTGACCACACAATCAGGATACGGGCAGGAAAAACAATCTTCATGCGTACAAATCATTGTTTTCTGTTCTCCTTTGCTATTACGTTCCCAGCATCATACAAGAGCCGTATCAGGTGCTCCACGAACTCATTACCCGGATAGGCCGCTCTTAGTCTGTCTATCTCTTTCGTGTACCTCTGCCACTGCTCGTCACTGTCGCTCGTCTGGTCTGCGTACTGGATGAGCTTGAGGATCTTCCATGTCTCAAGATATGGTTCATATATTTGCTGTTTCCATTTTGTGTCATTCATACTTACCCCTATTTTTCTGGTTGTTACACCTTGTTACACCTTTGTTACACCTTTTGAAAGTGCATTAAACCTAGATATTTCCTAGCGTTATACACCATTTACACCTTTTACACGACATACCCTATACGTATAGCGCAAAAATAAGAAAAAAATTATTTTTTTTGTAAATATTAGGCATTATGTTTTTGGTGATAAAAAAGGTGTAAAGGTGTAATTTTCACTCAAAAGGGATTTCATCCTCAGCATCTTGGAATTCAGTTATTTCCTTGATTAGCTCTTGTTTTACAGAATAAAATCTCTGAAATACTCCATTGAGATTTATCACATTCTGATTCTTCTTATTGTTTGTCCTGAGTACATGGTTTTCTCTCGCCCAGGAGCAAAAAGCCTTGACTGAGAAATTTTGTTCTGTTGCAATCCGTCTCATTGCAGCTGGAACAATATTGATGTACCCATCTTTGATAAATCCCCAACTCTCAGGAACAAACTCAGCATCTGAGAATTTACTTTTATACATTGTTGAGTAGTCAATGATGGTCTCATAAGCTCTTTTGCCCTCTGATACATCCTCCACATCCTTGAGCTGCTTGACCATTGTTGGAAGGTCTAAGTATATGCCATCCTCAAAGATGTAATCTGTTGCGATCTTGTCCGCTGTCAGGATCAAGGACAATGGCAGGATCTGTTTCTCTTCTTTGACGGAATCTTGTGCCTGAGCCTCTTCCTTGATTTTCTGCTCAAAGTCCCTTCTGATCTTGGTGACTACCTCAACAGGCAGGTCTTTCAGGAGATCCACAAACTTCTTACCGGCAAAGCCATAATTGTCTTTAAGGACTTCAACAACACCATTTCCGTTTTCAAAGATGTTGCCTCCAGCCATCTCAACATCAACAATTCTGTTCACCGCTCCACCTCTCATGGTTTCGTTTGCAAGTGGCCTCTCCATATTTGATAGGATTGTATTGCTCCAGGTCTTTGACTTGTTAAGACCAAGGTCAATGTTGCTGCGCTCTTTTCCTTTGCCGGAACAAAGCAGATATATTAAATCTGTAAAACCATCATTGAGCTTGTCACGGACCTTTGATAAATCATCCATGAGTAGTGGTAGATTGTTGAGAATATCGAGCCTCACCTCAAAAGCGTTTTGTGTTGCGTAAGAATCTGTTATGTATCGCCCCTCTGATGGATCAGCCCATATTGAACAGGCCAGCATCAAAGTGACTGTTTTTCCTCCACCTGTTTTGCCCCAAAGATTGACAATGAATGGCAACATATTTAATCTTTTGACCAATACACTTGCAAAGGATGCTGACATCATCATTTGTGGTTCATAATGTGCTCTGTTCGCTCTGATCTTGCGCACTGTCTCCAGCCACACATCCTCACTGCCTACCTCATGGATTGAATCAATCAAATCCTTGAATCTGGACTCATCATCAAACTTCACAGAATCATCAAAAGGAATAAAGTCTCCATCATTCCAGCCAAGTTTTGAGGTTGACTTGCTTATTGTGATCCTGTTGAGGTTTTCCACATCAGCCAGGTATGAGACAAGATTCTTTGATGATTCAGATGTAACCGCAATTCCATAGGATGATAGCTTGACGATCTTGGAGTTGCTGGCGATCAGATCCTTGTCAACAATGATGTCGTGCCACTTGTTATCTCTGAAATATGCAAGTCTAATCTTTTCGGTCTTAGTCTCAATGTTGAACAATCTCTCAACAGGTAAAATGGGATGATAACAGGCCAATTTAAAACCGCCTCTGTCAGAGAATGCTTTTACTCCTGACATGTCAGCAATCCACATTCCACAATTGAGCTCCTGTTCACCATATTCAAAGTGAGTGGTGTTGTTGTTTACAAGCTGTTTTTGCTGTTCTTTTAGGTCCTTTTTGCAAGCAGTGATTAACTTGTTGCCCTCGGTCTTAATCTTTAGCTGTCTGCAACGCTCTAGGTAGTCGTTTATCTGTTGTTGTCGTTCTATCTCTGATGTTGCCTCCAGAACTGACAAGACTGTTGTTCTCTCCAACAGCTCGTCTCGGTCCATCAGCATGATCTTACCTTGTATCATATTCACCCCTGCCAATACGCTCTTTTAAGTCTCTGTAAAGAAACGCTTTGATTAATCTCCCTGATGTTTCCTCTTTGCAAAATATGAGTTGTAAATCATATCTGATGATCCATGCAGCCAATGACGCAAGAAAAGCATTCTGATTGAACTTGCTCCTGTATCTACCATTCAAGAGGTTTTCCCATGTGGCATTTTCTATTAATAAGAAGATTCTGGCATTGTTTGCCTTTGCTCTTTGGAACTCCCTCTCAAACCTGTCACGTTCCTTGGTGAAACACATTGCAAGCTCATCAAGGCTCATCTTGCGCTCTATGACTATTGGAGCAGAAATCAATTCCCCTTCCTTGAACAGCCATTCTCCACTTGGTAATTGTGCGTTGTAACAATAATCACCATAGGAGAGTGTTGCTCTGGAGTAGGGCACTCCAAAGGTTGCATATCTCCTTTGTGCCCTCTCCGTGTTCTGCTCCCTTGTATCTACAAGGATTTGCATGGATTGCAACATTGCATCTTGTTCAAATAGGTCCATTACTTAAAAGGAATCTCCCCATCTATTCCATCAGGTACGCTCATAAAATCAGAGGAAGTATTGGCAGCAGGTGTTGCAAGTAACTTATCCTCAGGTAAATTGAAGTTGCCTGAGCGGATTTTCTCAACTGAGCAAGCAGTTCTCATCTTTGTGGCTCTTCCGATCTTGCCATCATTGCGCTGATACTCTTCATAGTGGAACAATCCACCAATGAGCTTATCTTTGAACTTTGTCTCATCCCAGTCGAAGTGATAACCCTCGTTTGAATCCTCCAGGGCATTAGTGAAAGTCTTGAACAGCCTCTTGGTCCATCCATCCTTTTCTGATCCGTCATCCTTTGGAAGATTAACAAAGAAGTATGTGCTCCACTTCTTGTTTTCATCTTTCTTGGCATCATACAGGCCCTTGAAATAGTCCTTATACTGACCTTCTGCTATGTCATAAGCAATCTGTAAATACTGGCCCTTTGAGCCATCCTTGACCTGAGCATTGAGAATCTTACACACATAACCATCCTTTGGAAGTGCGGCTCCCTCACTCACTGCCTGTGTTGTTGCAAAATCTCCGAACTGTTTAATCATTTTTTGTGTCCTCCTTGGTTGTTATCTATAATCTTCTAAAGCTTTTAAGACTGCGTTGAGATCATTCGGAATCTCATCCTCTTCAAAAGCTCCTAAAGGTGTCTTGACTGATGACCTGTCAGCTCTGGTGTGGAATATATACTTTCCATCCTTGCACTCAGCTAAAAGAACAACATTGAGCTTGCTTTCAAGTACAATCTTTTCCAGCTTGCGGCCATTGGTACGAATGTGAGTAAATACCATTCCATTGTCATCAGATTCAGTGATTGAGTGAGCAATGATTACGACTGTCAAATCATCCCTCATGGTGAGGCAGTAGTCGAAAATCTCCCACACATACTGAGCAAGATCGGTCCACTTTCCAAAGCCTTGCACTTTAGCGTTTCGCATCTCCTCAGAAACCATGATTCCGTTGATGGTATCAATCACCACTGTTTTTATGTGCTTGTACTGCTCATCATCATTGATGTGCTTTAAACAACTCATAACTGTGGCAGGAGCATCTGTT